TAACACCTCAACTGTTTTCAAGACAGGTTCCGTCACCAATCGGATTGCCCCTCCAAAAATCACCAGTGCCTGATTACACCAGCGGTAATAAAACAGTTAGTTACGATTAACTGTATGGCAATGACAGTGCGAATCATTGCTACTTGGTTTGCTTCTCTATTATTAGATCCTTCTTTAGAACCTAGTGCTTTCGCCCAGATTCTCCAAAATCGCCTAAACCTCATAATTATTCAAATACAACTTTAGATAGTGAACTATTGTCTCCAACTTGACCAGAGAAAAACGAGTTAAAAGAAACAGAATATCTAGAATGTTTTGATAGATTTTCATCTACACTATGTATTAGATGCGATGGAAATATTACCAGGTGCCCAGATTTGGTCTGTTCTTTATGTATAACATCGTTATTTGAATATAGAGTAGATTTTGTTACTTTATCTTCTCCGGCAAAAACAGAAGGAAAATTTCTAGGCCATTTTTCTTCTGTATTGTTTGAGAAATTTGTCCAGATATTTCTTATACTAAACCAGGTTCTACTATCGTTATCAGTGAGATATAAAATTCCACTCAAAATAGATTGTGGATGGGTATGTGTATGATGCCATTGATTGTGTTGGGATCTATTGCCCCACATCAAACAAACTTTAATGTCAGATACTAATTGAGTTGTTTTGAGATCATCTAAACACTCTCGCAAGCATTTATTAAACCATTTTTTTAATTTTCTATACTCTTTTCTCTCATGCAAATGATGACTGTGGTAATTACCAGCATTTTTTACATACTCCTCTTTCTTAAGAAGGGTAAGAGTTTTGTCCACAAGTTTAGGTGGTGCTTGAAAACTGTAGATATATTGTGGGAGTATGTATAGTTTATTCATTCTTAATTTTTTACAAGTAGGCACGCAATATCTCGTCCTATGTCACCATTAATTACCTTACACATAACAAAATCTTCATCTACAGTTTCTACAGTAATTTTAACACGTTTATCAGAAGTAAGTGTTGGAAGCAAATCATTAATATAATTTGTTTGTTCCTTTTTTTCTTCTTTTTTGGTTGCCTGACCTATAAAGATGTTTGGTAGTTTTTCGTGATATTCTTTCCACTTGTCAGTGTGTTTGGTTTTTTTAAAATATCCAGAAGTCAATTTAGAGAGACATTGCCATTCTTCGTCATTGGCCAGTTTAATACCAAAAAGATCTACACAAGTTGGTTTCATCGTTCTGACAGTAGTCGATTCAGGATTACTATTTAATTGCCTTTTTAGTGCCGTAACAACCATTATGTCCTTTTCTTTATCGAACATTGCAGTAAAATTTTCGTATTTTGCCTGAAGATCACTTTTTTTAATTTTCACAGGTCCCCCTCTTTACGGTTTTCAGAATAGTGGACATCAAAGGATCCACCAGGATAGCGAGCAGCAAGTTTATCGACATTCATATCAACGAGTTCTTCAACTGTAGTATCTAGGGCACGACACGCTTGCATCATATACCACATAATGTCTCCCAACTCACGCTTCATATGCCAGACGTTATCGCTGTTATATGGTTTGCCTTGGAAGACCATCTTCTTGACAATCTCCATAAACTCACCACCTTCAGCACAGAGACCATCAGCAGCAGTTTGGAGATCAGCAATCTTACATCCCTCGCCATTCAATTCTTGGAGACGATAGATGTAAGCATCAAAGTCTTGTGATGGTGTGCTAGTGACACCATCGACAAATTGCTGGTATCGATTGAAATCAATAGTCATATGATAAATTGAGAAAATTTAGAAACGTTGTTTTCTTGTTCTTCAAATGTTTTTTGAAGGGAGTCGAACAACTCTCCCTCCTCCTGTGCTTGATAACCCATGTCGCTGTCAACATTATACAGCTTCATCTTGGATCTGTCAATACCCACCTCAAAGGATTTGTGGAAAGTCACCGGGTTGTAGCGGTTCTTCAGTTGCTGAACGATGAGTCTACCGTTTGCCTCACACTCTTCAGTCGAGATCAATCCAAACATGAGGTCGGCGGTAGCGGGCAATCCAAAGGACTCACTGGTATCAGTAAGTTCAAGTTTGGTGCTGCCATATCCAGTTCTAGTCACCTGCGTTGCAGATACAATGGGCACATCCTGTTCAACTGCTAGTCCACGAATCTCTTCAGCAATCGATTTGATGTACTGATATGAGTTTACGATAGTTCCTTTGTATCGAGAAGATGCACAGATGTTGAGGTAATCAATAAAGATGATGTCAGGTTTGAACTCTCTCTTTAGAGAAAGTTCTTTGAGGAAACTTCGGAAGTGACCAACATGACCATCTGCAGTTGGATACTCTTTAATGACCAAATTACCTTGTGTTGTCTCTGCAATCTTTTGTACTCTCCTAGTAAAAATAGATTCTGGAATATCCTTCACCTGTTTAATATTAGTGTCCATGAGATTAGCATCGATACGTTTTGCAATCTGCTCTTCTGACATCTCACAAGTAATGTAAACTACATTCTTGCCGGAAACCATAGCAGCAGATGCCATGTGACACATGACAAGAGATTTACCAACACCAGTTCCTGCAAGGATAACACTCAATGTCTTATTAGACAAACCACCGTCAGTAATCAGGTTAAGTTTATCTAGATCAAATGGAACTTTTTCTTCAGGACGATGATAGTATTCATATCTCTCCTGTGCATCGTTTAGGTAGTCGTGTCCGATGTGGGTGTCGAACGATACTGCCAGGGCTTCTTGAAGTATGCTTGGTATCGCAGTCTTTGATACCTTGCTATTGCGTCCATCTGCGATTTGGATCGACTCGATGAGTGCGTTGTGAATTGCTTGCTCTTGACACCATTTTTCTGTGGTGTCAAGTAACCATTCTTCCTGTTTAAGATCTTCTGGTTGATTAGCATTCTCCAGAATCTCATTGATCTGTTCGATCTTGCATCCTTTCGCTTCAAGATCTCTACGATCTTGGATGTTAAGCGATAGAATGTCTGCCGTAACATGTTTGTTATAAGTACTGGCAAAGTTCCATACCTCTTCATAAATTGCCCTTTCATTTGCATCTGTAAAATAATCTGGTTTTACGAATGGAATTACTTTCCTGTAATAGTTTTCGTTGTGAAGAAGATTCCTGAAAATTACAGGTTCAATTCTCTCCGCTAGTGCCATATTTGTATAACCTTTGGGTAACTTTGTCTAGTTCGTCTAGGACTTCTGGGGTGAAGAACTTTTCTGGGTCTGCGTAGATAGTCTTGGCAAAATATTTCTTGTCGTTGATGACAACTTGATTGCCTGACTTCTGCCAAACGCCTCCTTCTAGAGCAACATCAACTAATCCATAGTATCTATCTAGTCCACGATTGTCAAAAAATAGACGGGTTTCTACTATAGAATTTTCAATAGTAAATCTAGATTTTCTTGCTCTGCATTTAATGATGTTACCAACTTGATCAGAACCATCCTTCTCTTTGGACTTACTCAAGAAAGCAATTGTGCTAGCACAATACTTGAGTCCTCCACCACCTGCCATTTCATATGGATCACCATATCCACCAACATTAGTGTAGATGTGATTGGTAACAAGGAGAGGAATGTTTGCTTTACCAAGTTTAAGTGTCAGCACTCTAAATGCTGCCTTGATAAGTTGAGTACGTTTCATGTCAGCAACGTTGTTTTCCTTTGCTACATTGTCGATCTCCTTTTCGGTAGACAGGTTTCCAAGAGAGTCTAGCACAAGCATGATCGGTTGTCTAGTCTCCTTTGGTTCAGCCATGTATCTGTCCACTAGGTTGAAAGCAGCAGTTCTAAACTCTTCTACAGTAGCAACTGGCCACACTACAACACGACTAGGATCAATGCCCCTAGATTCAATCATGTCTTTAGAAATTGCAGACTCGCTTTCAAAATAAACGACTCTAGATTCAGGATTAGAATTAAGGAAATTACGAACGATAGAAAGAGAGTAAAAAGTCTTTCCCGTGCCTTCGAGACCAGCAAGAGCTGTAACTTTATTGGAAGGAATACCTCCATAAATCGAACCAGTAATAACGGCATTAAACATATAACTGCCAGTATCAATGTAAGATTCAACGTCGCCAGCACTGATCCCTTCGCTAGCAAAAGTAGCGTATTCATTTTTTGAATCCTTCAAATATTTCTTGAGAAAATCCATAGTTACTTGTAAAATTTATTGAGCAGAGAGTGTTTCTTTTTAGATTCCCATCCAATGATATCCAACAGTTTTTCCATTGGTTCTTTGAACGCAGTATTATATTGTCTGTAATGATCAACATAATCTTCTAGTTCAAATTCTTTAGGAATCTCACTGTAGAATCCTATCACAGGTTGACCGATAGGGTTGGGTTCTTTTAAATAAGCATATTTAATTTTTTCTCCTTCCTGAATAAGGGGATACTTATGTTCTAGTTTAAGTTTGCGAACGTGATAGTTATACAGGATTGCTGCCTTAACTTGAATCGGGCAACCTTTCTCGTATAGAGTAGAACGGTTGGAATATTTCTTGATGTTATTACATCCTTTGTTAAAAGAAATAATCGACTGACCTTGTTCTTTACATTCTTGTTTTACCTGTTTGATATAAGCAAGAATAGCATCATTATCTTTGTTTAGGATAATGTCATACGCTTCGGTAAACCGTTCCCGATAAAAACTCGGCGTTGCAGAACTTACAGATGACAGACCACAAATTTTATTCTTTGCATTAGTGTACCTAACACCTTCACTGTCCCATACTTTCAAAGCATAACGTTTCTTTGCTGTCCAGAATCCACGTTCAGAAATATTCTCACGTTTCATTTTCATCTTTTGCTCATAGGCATTGCAGTAGTCTGCAAGTTTTTGAAACGTTTCTTCAATATACTGTTCTAGTTTCTGATCTGCAAATTTATCTAGGAAGGTAACAATCTGATCCGTGGTGGGATTCTTGCCTTCATAGACTCTCTTAACTAGGTTTCCAAGATTCAGATACATACTGTCTGTATCACAAGCAATGACATAATCTTCATTGTCTGTACCAGAAAGTTTGTTGAGATAATCATTGATACCAGCAACAATCCATTTAATAGAAAGTTGTCCCGCAAGAGTAATAGCTTCTGCCATTTCAACTTTAAAGTATCTGAAATGCTGACATCCAATGGCACCATAGGCAGAGTTGAGTTGGATCTTACGTGCCATTTGAATGTTATTGCATCGATCAATCTCCTTCTTCAATTCAAGTGATGGACTTTTTTCATACTGTTGCTGTGCAACTTTCATTTTTTTCTTGTAGACCACACGTTCAGTATAGATACGGTCCATCAATTCAGGAAGAAATCCACGTCTAGATGTGTCATATAACGTGCCGTTAGGAGCGAGTGCCTGTCCCTGTAAGGAGGTTGTATCAATCTCCCTTTCCAAGAGTTTAACCACGTTAGCAGAAGGGTGCCTGGTGGGCATAAGAGTCTCTGGGGAGATATTGTACTGCATGATCAGGTGTGGGTACAGACTATTCAAGTCAAATGATACCACCCAATCGTACATACCAGGTTCAGGTTGCTTGACATAGGCACCAGCATACTTGTCATCTTTACTGGATTCTTCCTTGGGAGGAATCACAATACCCTTACGAGCAAGATCAACATAGATGATGTTATCCCACATACGAACTTGCGAAAACACATCCTCGTAATTTACTTTGGCATCGTATGCCATCTGAATCGCAAGTTCTAGTAGTTTTTTCTTATCGTCGATACGATCAACCAGTCTAACGTCATGAATATTATATTCAATAAATTTCTGCCAGTTGTTTGTATAGAACTCTTTAAAGGTGTCAAACTCACTGTGATCTAGTTTCTGTTGACCAAGTTCAACAAAAGCAATATAATCTAGGCGATATGATTCTTGATTAGTATAAGTAAATTTCTTATACAATTCAAGATAATCTAATTGTGAGATACCGCTGATGTCATATGCGATATTTTTCTTACCTTTGATCCAGATCTCACGTCGGTAATAAGACTTCCAGGGAGAAAGTAGTTTTGCTTCTTTCTCTCCAAAAATACGTTCAATGCGATGTAGGATATAGGGAACGTCGAACAGTTGAATATTCCATCCAGTGATAACGTCAGGAAGATTATTAGACCACCACGAAATAAAAGCATTCAACAGATTATACTCATTTTGAAATTCAAGATAATCTACTTGGGGATCTTTATTATCAAATGGTCTAGATCCAAACACAATGATTCTACCATTGTCGCTATCTTTAATACTGATAGCGAGGATCTCCTGGTCTGCAGATTCGATGTCAGGGAATCCATTTTCAGCAGCGGTCTCAATATCAATATTAAACACACGAATATCTTTCATAGAGAATTTAATAATCTCTTCAGGATATTCTTCAAAGATATACTGATTCAAATATCTTGTTTGACCATAGATTTTGAAACCTTCAATATCTTTATAGGTATTGATAAACTCTTTTGCGTTACTAATATTTCCTTGCTTGACCGCTTGTACTGGTCTATTGTCTAGTGTTTTCCATCCGGTGTTGATATCTTTGCATGATGTAAAAAGAGTAGGGTTGTATTTAACTCGTTCCTGGAATCGTTTACCTTCGTTGCAACCTCGAACTAGGATACTATTACCAGATTGTTGGACACTAGTGTAGAACTTCATGTAGTCTTTTGGTTTTCCTCACTTCGTTTTTCATAATATTTTGCTGCCAATTTATCATCTACGTTTACTGTGATGCAAACGTCAGAATTTCTAATTGGAATCTCTGCACGTTGAGCAGATCGAGGTGGGAACAGTTTTAACTGTCCGTTACCACTATACTCGTAGGGATACTTTAGCACAACATCAGGATCCCCGAAAGGTTGATCGGGGATCACTTCAACTTCAGACAGGATCCACATCCCATCCATTCTAAACATCTGTAACATGTTACCTCAAACAGCTGCTAGTTCGGCATCTGTATCTACCGGAACTGTTTCTTGCTGTGACTCTTGCTCTTGTTTTGCGAGAAGAATAGATTGTACTTCTTGAATTTTTTGTTTGTATGCTTGCTCAAGTCCAGGAGATGCTGATGCTACAGAAATTACATTAGCATATGCAGTTCTAAACGATACATCCTCGCTGTAAGGGCACCACTTACTGAACTTAACTTGAACATCATCTTCATTCTCAAACACTTCCAAAGAATAAGGGAAGTTCATTTCGAGACAAATACCTTTGCGAGGACCATCCTCGTCATCTTCTGCTTTGTCGAATACTTCTCGTAGAATAGTAATGACAGACTCACCACTGGTAAGCATTACTACTGACGCTTTGATTTCATCACTCATTGTTTGATTCTCCTTGGTTCTCAATTTCATTTGGTTCGGCACCGCCATCGATAGGATAATATGGTTTAATCATACTAACATAATTTTCTAGAAGCACCTGGTGAGGGTCTCCTATTGTAATAACTTCACCGAATGGTATTTTGTATTCGATGTTATTACAGAAAGGCATCATTGCCTCAAAGTCTACTTTACTTTTTCCTGTCTCTGGGTCTTCTACATAAATCATAGAAAAAGGAAGAGTCATTGAAAAACAAAGTGGTCTTTTATCTTTGTCAAATTCTGTTATCATTTTTGAGATGACATGCATCCCGTTTCGCATAAAACAGACTTTAATTTTACCTTCCATGTCAACTATACCAACTCCATTATTATATCAGAAAAAAGGAGGGGTGTCAACTGGTTTGTGCCAGTTACCCCTCCGTGCGGCGACGACGTATTATTTAGTGGATAGTGTAGACCTTTTTCTTCTGGTGGTCTGGAATAATTTTCTCTAGTGGGATGTGCAACATACCATCTTCAAATGCTATGTCATCCTCATTAACTCTAATATCGTCACCGAGTTGCCAAGTTTCTGTAAATGATCTTCTGGACACTCCTTTGTGCAAGTATTCAACTTTAGGATCTGTTCCCGCAACTTTACTGGTAACTTTGAGAATGTTTGATTCAGTAGAAACTTCAATCTCCTCTCTTTTAAATCCTGCGAGAGCAATTTCAATTTCGTAATTACTGGCGTCATGTTTGATTGAATTGAAGGGCGGATAGTTCTTATTATGACTTGTCATTGAGTCAAGTCTATGGAACATATCATTCAGACCGACAGCGTGGGGTAAGTAAATATCCCAAGTATAATTTCCCATTTGTATTCTCCTTATATTTAAGCGAGTTTTAATATGGACCCCGAAGGCATCCGGTATTATTTACTACGGAATACAACATTAGTTGTGTGTTGAAAACCTCACAAAATTATACGGACATCAGTATAGTATTACCCTGATTTCTAACATAATCTAAATGCGCCTTACCCCAAGGTACGGTTATCCATTCAGTACTCTTGTCGGGTTTCAAAATATAAAGGGTTACTGTTCTCATTCTTTCTTACGACCAATATTATATTTGCTCTCTAGAATCCAATCTTCTTTATCTTTAAATGCTAAAATTTTAATCTGACTTA